AGTCAAGACCCATAGCCTTGATCTTGCCTTGCTTCCCATCTTTGTCTAGTCGCTTACCTTCTTTATCATAGATGTTGATAGCATAACGCTTCTTAGTGATGAACAAACTACGATCACCGACAAGTTCTCGACCACCTTTGATAACGCTTAATTTGCGGGGCACATGAAATGACCGTTCCATGAAACTGGGGAAGCCTTCGTTGACTTGATCAGCGACACTATCATATAGAGCAACAGCCAAATCTTTATTGAATTCGACTTCGTTATTAGCGATCTGTTCTTTTAAAATAGGATACGCGCTAAAGTAACATGAGTCAGTATCACCATAAACGATTGAATCACCAGTATGATCATACTTGCCTGCAATGATCTCATTGATATGCGAACTCATATGTTTCACAATCTGGCGACCACTCAATGTGACGCTCTGACCTATGCGCTTATCATAGAAACGACAATGCTCGTTCAACAATGCACCATATGCAGAGTTAAGCAAAATCTTGCGAACCAATTGACGCTTATCCCAGTATTCGATATCTTCTTTCGTTTTGCTCTCTTTTAACTTCTTCTGCATGTCTTTACGATCACTATACCAGCGTGTCAATAGTCCTGGGATCACGCCTTCTTGATCGCTACGGAAGATAGTACCATTCGCGCTCAAGATATATGGCTTGTTGCTGTCAAAGATCAATTTCCATACTTCTGCCGCAGACATCTCTACGCTCTCGCCACTCTCAAAGTCAACTGTGAGCATAGTACCACGCTCTTGATTCATGACTGCTTCATATTCAAGACTGCCGAACAAGCCTTCCCAAAGCAACGAACTCATCTCAAGATCATCATCTTCGTCATAGCGTTTCTTTTCGCTTGCTAATCTTCGTGCTTTCTCAGTGAGGTGATGCTCAGTCAATGTAGGACGCAATTGTGCAACGATAGTCTCGGGAGCCATGTTCAATGAACGAATGGCGCTAGGATACAGACTGTTGATATCGATAGCAGCCACATATTCGTGTATGCCTTTCTTTGGCACAGCGACATATGCACCGGCTGCAGCCATATCACTTTCTTTTGCATTTCTCTTTTTATCAGGAACCATCATGCCGCGCTCATGCGCTTCGTTCATGATAGCCATCTCAATCATCGCTACTGAACCCATGACTGTTGGCAACAGTACTGTATTCTCATGCGCTAGTGCGTTAGCAAGATCAAGGAACTTGAGTTTGTTGTGGATCTTTACAAGCAACATAGTATCCTGTCTGTTGTATTCAATAAACTTCTTGAAGTCCTTGTTATAGAGTTGGTCAAGAGTACCTTCATACTGTGTCTTATTCTCACCGACTTCCATCTCACCGATGAAATCTAGTTTATAACTGTGACGGCTTTCGTAGTTGTACTTCTTATACAACTGTAGATAGTCCATATGAATACGACCAACAAGGTCATATGTCACTTCTTCTTTGCCGAAACGTTCATATGTCCTTGATTTAGGAGTCTGCCCAAGCAAGCAGAATTTGCGTGTATCATCTTTGCTCATGATACGTGTGACACGATTGACCATGTAGGGTATATCGTATCCTTCTGAGTTCCAGCCTGTGAGTACGTCTGCATCTTTGATCAACTCAAAGAATGTCTCAAACATCTCAATCTCTGACCTGAACAATATAGTATTACCTAAGTCAGTAGTCAAGTCATGCGCAGTTTCATCGCTCATGTGCTTGGGCGGGATAGCAAGTGTGACAAGTGTATCTTGCCAATCCAAGTACATTGAGATAGCCGTGACCGGATTGAAAGGATCACTCGTTGGACTAAAGCCCTTCTCTGGGTCAAAGTCTACCTCAATGTCAAAGAAACATGTATGGAGTTTTGGAGGCTCACTGCCTAAGTAGTTTTCACTTAGACAGCGGAACACCACATTGATGTCCGATTCAAACAGTTTCTTATTGCTGTGGATTCGTTTTTCTTTTTCGAACTCAGTACGCTTTCTTGTGCTGAAGCGTGATATGGGATCGCCATATATACTGCGATATTTACCCTTAGGGTCAGTATAATACAAAGTATAGTTGGCAGGAAACTCGTTGTATGTGCGCTTGCCGTCAGGCTGTCGCTCTACGACAAATATCCTGTCGCTGTCTCTATCGTGAATCGCGTCAACGTAACTCATTCTTTATTCTATTATAAATTTGTTCTGCTTGCAACCTGTTGCTTTCCATACCGGGATGCCTGCCGTCTAATGCATAGTCATCCATTATCAATATCATATCCCAGAAATTTTTTAGATTCAGTGTGCTAGGTGGTCTTTCTTGACAACCATCTTGTACACCATGAAAATAAAAATTCTTTATATTTCTTGAGGTCAGATACAACTCTACGTGCTGTATGGCTAACCAATTGTACCAATAATATTTTTCTTTCAAGAAAGGCTCATCGATCTCGGACATTATCAATCTTTTATGCTCAGGCGTGTCCTTGTTAATCAACGTAGCGTTTCCTTCTGACATATCATTAAATTGATGACAGAAATACCTATCAAAATATGAGAAGGCAGTGATAACTATATCGTCAGGATATAGTTCTGCTTTAAGAACCTTCATCATGATCGCTAGATTACCTATACCAGCATTGGCTAGGTTGACACACTCTATTCCCAGTTTATTAGCGACCATGTTGGGCCAGCCCAACTTGCTAGGTGTCAGTGCCGGGAGATTAGGGGGTATATGACAATCTGGTAGTGCGTGTCCATATACAAAAGAACACCCGAACGTCACTAATCTAGGCATTCAATACCCTCACTAATCCTACAGTGTCTATGACCGTCAACAACATATAATTTGCTAACATGCCAAAACTACTACGTGTCCATGCAGCCCATGCATACATAGCGCACCCCATTATCCACAATGTGTATAACAATACTAAAGGTGGATTAGGTACAGTCAATGCCATCAATAATGAACAGCCTATGCTGATCATCCAGGCTATGACTTCTATGAAGAAACGGAATCGATTGGATCTGTAATCGTCAAGTATCCAATTGAAAACGTCACGAAAAATATCGATCACAATGTTTTCCCGACTGTCTCCAAGATAGTGTTGAGTTCTTCGTTTTCTTTGTTAGTCTCACCTAGTCGTGCCTTATAGGCTACGCGAATTGCCTTCTTAAGGATGCTTGGCTTGACTTCAAGTTCTTCTGCGATAGCCTTGACTGTATCAGTCAGGCCCTCTTGCAATGTCTCAACTTCTTGCATGACTGCCATGCCCTCGTTGATAAGTTGCGTGAGTTTGATTTTTGCTTCGTTATTAAAAGTGCGTGTTGACATTAGATTACTCCTCTATGTGAATTAGTTAGTATACTACACTGTTGTAAATAAGTCAAACTTTTTACGTCCAAACCTATTGATATTTCAGTTTTAGGAACATATATTCCTCTTCTTTCATGGAAATGATTGCATCTTTGGAACTTGTGAGTTTTACTTTATAACCAAATGTTTCAAACTTCCTAAGTACTTGCGTTTTTATCTCTTCGGGTCTAGTCTTAGAAAAATTAGTAACTAGATAGTTCCTGAATTCAGGATCCATACTATCCACCTTTTCATAGATATAAGCCCATAACCATTGATTTTTATTTAGGCTGACTAGCATCTAGGATTAATTTTTTGATGACTTTCTCAATACCGGGATTGACATGATATACATGCTCGACCATATGCTTCCTAATATAGTTTCGCATGTACTTGTCGTCATGATTAGACTTGTCTTCTCTCCACTCTAACCCTTTACGCATACACCAGTCAATGAATTCTTGTTTGGGATTTAGCAAGAAAGGTCTGTGTACATTTTTACGTGTATCGGGAATAACTTTAGGTTCTCCGTGCATAGCAGACCAAATATATGTCTCAATGCAGTCGTTCAAATGATGACCAGTGACAACATATTCAAATTGTTCTAAGAAACGATAACGCTCATTGCGCCAGTGTTCTTCCCAACTATGATCTTTGGGTTTTTCGTTACGGATATAACCAATATGTAATGAGATGTTTCTACTACTACAATGATGGAAAACAAAGTCGTAAGCATTGTCGCTGGCTTCAGTACCGTGATGAAAAAATGCCGCATCAACTTCATGATTGTTGCTCAGAAAATCTAAGATGGCAACGCTATCCACACCACCGCTAAATGCGACAGTGATTTTTCGAGGCAACTTATGAAGTAATTGGATCATACCTATATTATACGATATAGGATATGGATTTGCAACTTTTATTGGAAAATGTGGTGATTCTTTTCGCCGTAAATCTTGATGTATTTTCCGGCTAGCATATCTGCCATGCTCTCGACTGGGCTGCCGGGATAACTGTCCCCGTGATCGACCATGTCTAATTCACCCTGACGAACGTGAACCAATTCATGAAATACGGTGCGTAATATGTCTACAAGGTTTCGATTTTTAGCATAAACCCAAATAGTATCTCCACCGATCATATGCCCACCGGTATGATGGTTATTCTGGGCTTCTTCCGTATCCATGCTTAATTCAATCTTGGGCGGATCGCTAATATTGAGTTTGCCGCATGCCCACTTAGCAAATTTATTTACTTCGCTAGGTATGTCTGCTCTGGATCTGACGAAATCTTCTGTGCGCATTGTAGTATTTATACTTTGTACCCTTTGGCAACCATAGCATCACGTATCAATAATGCTAACTGCATATGTCCTTGAATTCCCGGATGTGGATCTTCGCCACTCACCCTACCATACTCCCAAAATGGTTTAGCATGGTGTAATTTAGGATCTCTGATATCGTCTAACACGTTGAAGTTATTGTATAACGCATCCCTGTGATGTTCGGGCCAATTATGCCATAAATGACTTTGATGCCAAATATAAAATTCTTTCACCCCAAAAGCATCAAACATTCCTTTGAGTGCATAAGCATAACTGATAGTTCTATAAAAATCTTCTATAGGATGAGTTTCTGATATCTTTCTTGTAGCCTCTTCCCTGAGTTCTCGCAATCTTCCTAGGCTTCTATGATGCCTATCGTAAGTATATTGTATGTCTGTGCAAACTACATCGATCTTACAATTAACCCAGTAAGCCTGATTATCTTCCCATGCTTCTTTAGTACTGAGTGGATCATATTTTTCAAATCTAGACCACTCAGTAAATTGAATCACAGCAACAGTCCGCGCTAATTCTTCGGGTGTTTTGCTTAACAACCAATTATAAGTTTTTCTTAATACACGTTGATTACTTCCACAACCGTTAGCAAGGTTGTAAACTTCATCAGCATGTAATAATGACCCTAGGTGATGTGGCCATAATAAAGAAAGCCTTCTATCATGGTCAGGTAAACCATTATGGGCATGAATAAAATGTGGTTCTAGTCCCCCACCCGCAGTCCAACTGCATCCATTAGTATATAGTATCATGTAGATATTTATTTACGTATTATTTTGCTAATGGATTTTCCCAAGCCTTCTTGATCTTGTCGTCTACTTTTCTCTCAAGTTCCTTCAATTTAGCATCTGACTCACGTTCTAGGGCTCTGATTCTATTCTGTAGATCACGCTCAGTATCACCTAAACGCTTATCGCTTTGATTCACAAAACCACGAGTATCACGGTCTAACTCACGACCTCTACGCTCGGCTGCATCAACTGCCGCTTCGACACGATCTATATCCGCTTTTAGATCACTTCTGATACCGCGGGTCATGTCTTGATTCTGTTGAACCAGTATGACTAAACTTTCTTGACTCTTTTCTAACTTAGTCAATCGTGTCTCAATAGCAGTAAAATCAGGGCTTACATAATTAGCGATAGCATCCTTCATGTTCATGTAATCTTTATAAAACTCAAACGTAGCATAAAGACCACCGAGTACTGTTGATAATATACCGGCTGCTATCATCAATTTAGCAGGGGTGAAATTATAACCACCTACGCTGATGACTGTGTTCTCACTTAGATATTTTTCTTTAGCCGCTTCAAGTTCATCTACTTTAGCGTCAATGTCTGTCTTCTTTTTATTTGTCATTTTTTATTTTCTCCTTAATCCCAGAAACCCTTTTTTGTTTCTTCTAAGTAGGCTTGGGTTCTTAATTTAATACTACTAGGTGATGATGGTACACCCATATAGTTCGTTATGATCTCTCCCTTGCATCTTTCATATTCTTCTTTTTGCTCAGGTGTCATGTCCTTATAATCTTTAAATTCATACCATTTTGGTTTTCTCATTTGTATTGTGCCTCCACCATTTTATTATAAGTATCTGTGTTACCCTTTTCTAAAAAGTACATGCTACGCTTGTTGTCAGAAGGCACTTGATTTTTGTATATCTCTTTAGGTGCATAGAAAGATGTATCTCTCAATGCAAGTTGTAGATATGAATTATATCCTATAGGTTGCATCATCATTCTGTCTAAACTGATGCCCATAGACAATTCATTGTTTTGTGCATTTTTGTTTAATGGATTTTCTTTTTGCTCTGTGCTAGAACTATTATTAGTTTTTGTGTTGTTCTCTATGATTTCAGTCAATGGGTTAGCACGATTAGTTAAAAAATTGTTAGTGAATAAAACGTTCTCTACTTCTGCACTACGCAATCCAGTCATAGTAGTTGTTTGCACACTAGATGTTGATTGTGTAACTACCGGCTGTATCGATATCATAGATACCTGTGTGTCTATTGATTGTGCAGATTGATTGTTGTTTGAAACATTCTGTTGCACACTTGCATTATTACCCATCATGACTTGGTTATTAACTGCACCAAGATTTTGCTGAGTGTTAGATGCTAAAGGTATACCCTGAGCAAATGAAGAACTTTGCACATTACTTTGTTGTGTTATACTAACTTGTTGCGTGGCTGCTTGTATGCTTGCATTAGACGATGTATTTGCTACTGACATAGCAGTTTGTTCTGTGGCTCGCACAGCAGATTGTGCTACATCATTAGCGGCTTGTACAGCAGTTGTAGCAATCGCTTGTTCTTTCTTTTCATTGTTCTTGATCATAGTCAGTATTGATGAAAGACTTGGTCCACCGGAAGTAGAACTACCTTGTTGTGGTGCAGAACCTGAACTTGCTACATTGTTTGATGAGCCAGGAGGAGGTTGTGATCCTGGTGGCGGCTGTGATCCAGACGGAGCCGGCTGTGATGATCCACTTGGTGGTGGCTGACTAGTAGATGCTGTAGTTGTAGTCGTACTGCCGGGTGGAGGAGGCTCAGAGCCAGGTGGGGGAGGTGAACTATATGCAATCTGTTGTTCTTGCTGTTTGGGTTCTGACTCCGGAGGCGGCTTGCTAAATGTATCTGCTATCTCTATAGGACTAGATGTTCCTGTGTTAGTTGTAGTTGTTGTAGGTGTAGGTGATGTTGATGTTTGCTTAACGCTATAATTCAATGATAAAGATATATCTCGTACCCTAGGACCATAATAACCACTCCAAAAATTCATGTCACTACCCGTCCATGATATAGAAATGTCACCTAAAGAATTTAGTTGATATGGACTACTAAAAGTTTCAGTGCCTGTAAAGGTCTGAAAGGTAGCACCGGTATTTGTCAAACTATAATCATAGTTGTAGTATTCTAAAACTTTTCCTGTATTATTTGTAAGACTGCCATATACGTTTAATGAACCTCTAGTTCCAGAAGGATTATTTAAATCATTATATATCTTCCAAGAGTAATTAAAACCACCTACACTTATACCTTGTCCGCTCAATACTGAATTGATCGCTATTATCTGACTTACTGTATACGGCATGTAACTAAAACGAATCGTATTAGTATCAGTGTTGAATGCTGGAGAAGGACCGCCACCAGTACCCTCTACTTGACCTAATTGAGTAGCATTCATGTAAATAACATTACCCCATTGTGTGGGATCCACCAAATTTGGTGTAGTCTGTACACTACCTGTATTGGTGTTTATGTTTTGCGCACAGACTACGTTACTAACTAGCAACAATAAGGCTAAGAGTTTTTTCATTACTCAAACCAGCCCTTACTCTTACCTTTAGGTACCTTTTTAGGATTTGCTTCCCACGATACTTTTGCTTCTTCACCGATCTTACCTTCATATGGACAAGGAGTTCCGGCTGCCATCATAGCATCAAATACACGACGGTCTTGACACATAGCCGCTACAGCCGCTACTTTCATGCCCATGTCGTATAATGTCTTGGATAACTTTAAGCGTTCGCAATTCTCATCACGTAATGTAGAACCAAAACTTATACCAAGAATCTGTGTCTGTGCCGCACCTGAAACACCCGTTGTACATAAGTCAGCATTACCACCTGACAACATTGCAGGAGCAATCGCTGTTGGTGGAGGTTGAATGACTTTCTGTGTGACAGTTGTTTCATTGATGTTGCGATTAGTCATCTCGCCTTGTTGTATGTTGACGTTTGTGTTACTGCTAACGTTGTTATTTGTATTAACATTGTTAGATGTTGAAGTGCTACTGTTGATGTTTCTGTTAGTCATATCACCGGTATTAACGTTAGTATTGACGTTATTATTAGTGCTTGTGCTAGTAGAAACATTGTTGTTATTATTGGTAACACTACCGCTCATCACATTGTTATTAGTATTAACAGATGTGCTAGCATTG